GATTGAACGATTTGTGGTTCAACTTCAATATTTGTTTCTCGAGCATCTCCTGATATTCTTTTTGTTCAGCATTTTGATCGATCAAATTGCCATCACAATAAATCTCAAATATCGTTGGTTTTATTCCTCTTTTTATAACATATTGTTTATTGCCAATATTAAATTCGACATGAACTTCTGTGTTCTTTTTATTGATTGAATTGACTAGCTGATTTTTGTTGATATTCCGAAACGGTTTGCCAAAAAATGCAAACGACACTGCATCAAGCAGTGTCGATTTTCCTGCACCGTTTTTACCCACCATTAATGTTAGTTGATAATCACAAAGATTCAACTCAGTAAAAACGTTTCCTGTTGATAGGAAATTACGCCATTTTATTTTTCTAATTTCAATCATTGACTAAACCATTCAGGAATTGTTCTATTTTTCCAGCCTGATATTGATGCCTTTGCTCCTCTGTAGTAATTTCGATAAGATTCAATTGAATCGTTTTGTACTTTATATTGATCAGGCATAGCTGGGGTTGGTTCGGTAAACTTAGGGTGTTCAGGAATTTTGCTAGGAACAAACCAGAGTTTATCTAGTAATCCACTTCGTTGGACCTTATGTGTTTTACCGTACCTATGTGTGTATTCATTACACAAACATTCGAGTAGATGAAACAACCACGCGTAATTTTCTCGAGATTTCCTTACCCAAACTGCTGAAGGATGGTTGATATGAGTAGCAGAATACAAGAAAGAATCACGATTGTCAGAAAGAACATATCTTTTTTGTTTTCGACCAGTTTTACTGAAGCCAACAGAAAGAGTACCATCAAGAACACGATGAGCAGTAGAAAGAAGTTGAGCATATTCAAGAATCATCTTTACACAATGTTTGTCATTGTGCATTTCAGCACATTCACTGGGTGTCGGGTGCAAATAAAAAATATTAATTTTTTTCTCCTCAATTCATAATAAAAATTTATAACGCTATTCCAAAGACAAAGCTTCGTCATACAATTTTCTCATTAATTGCTCGAGCTGCTGTTTGTTTGTTTGCACTTGCATTGTCTTAATGTATTTGTTGAGTATTGTCAGCGTATCTTCTGCCTCATTAACTATATCCTCATCGGGCTCGTCGTTGAGGTGAAAATGATCATCTACAATTTGCATATCACATACTCCAGCTTGCTCAAGTTTTTCCACAACAATATCAAACAAATAAGGATTTGTTTTGTTTCTGACGATTATTTTTACAATTGTATCTTTATACATTGAAAAATCGTCTAAGGCAACATCTTCCAGCGTTTTATCTTTATCATCATAGTAGTACTTAACAAACATAACGTTAGGATTGCAAACAAATTGTAGTTCTCTTGTTGTGGTATCAAATACATGAAATCCTTTTGGATCGTGGTAATCAGACCACGTCAATTCATACGGTGTTCCACAATACGTGATGTTTCTTTTTGTTGACCTGTGATGATAATGACCAGACATCACAAGATCAAATTTATCAAATAGTTTTTGATCTAACCCATGATCAATTACCGTTCCTTTATACATTTCAAAACCTTGAATCTCAAAATGTCCACAGCAAATCTGACTTTTTGATTTTGCAATCATATCAAGAACTTCTTGTTGATTTTCTGGACAAATCCACGGAACAAAAACGATTGACGTTCCGTCAAAAATTATTTCTTGTGGTTTTTCAATGCAATGTATATTTTGATAACTTGATAATAGCAGGTTTACTGAATTTACTTCTGTTGTATTCTTAAAAAACGTATCGTGGTTTCCAACCAACATGTACGTTGAATACTTCGAGTTCAATCTATCAAAAAAATAATTTTTGACGGAATTCAACGTATTAAAATTAATGTATTTACGACGGTCAAACACATCTCCCAACTGAATAACAGTTGTTATTTGATGTTGTTCTAAGTATGGAAAGAATATATTTTCGTAAAATTTTTTGAATTGCTTGTCAAAAATAGGGCTGTCGTTACGAGCGCCTAGGTGAGTATCGCCAAGTACGCATATTTTCATAAAGTAAAATCCAATTTAATTATCTAAAAATTTCTCAATGCCTTTTTTCTTCTTTTTTTCTTTTTTATCTTGTATGTTGCTCTCAAACGATTTTATAAAATCAACGTTGTACTGATTGTCAAAATCTGGGATTGATTGAATAGTGAATTCGTTGTCCTCATGTTGGGAGACAAGTTCTTCAAATATCATCGAGTTTTCCATTGACTTATGCTTAATGTATTGCTGCTTCTTCTCTTTGAGGATTCTACGTAGAAAAGCATAGAAAATTATTTGCGTAAAGTATGCAAAAGCATTGGTCGATTTCGCTGGATCATAGTTATCAAAATAACTGATACAGTTCTCAATACCATCACTAATCATTTCGTCCCTGAAAGAATAATTGATGAAGTTTGGTTTCATACTCAAACGTTCAGCTATCATCATGATACACTCCCCAGCATATTTTGGTATTGCTGGCTTTTCTTTTTTTTGTTTTTTAGCTTTTATACATTGCTGCTTGTATTCAATGATACATTCATACAGCTTTTTGTTATCAACATAATGTGTAGTCATAATAATATTCTTTCGGCTAACAATAATAATGATACATTAAAAATTATCACATGACAACATTTTAATGTAACGGTTGGTTTGTATTGAACTTTTCTAAAAAAGCAGAGTACTGATCAAGTTCTGTATCTATTTCAGAAACTCTTTTTAGTTCACTATCAACAATGCTATCGACTTCTGTTTTGAAATAATGTAGAGCTGTGTTGTAATAAGATATCATTCCTTCCAGTGGTTCAGCAATATTGACAACATTTGATTTTTCGAATGTGCATTTTCTAATTTTACTAAATTGCATGTACCTCGTCAAAGTAATTGACGGAATAGAAGATTCTATGTTCTTGTAATTGATTTGAATAGGATTATCGAGTTCGATAATGTTATTGTTTTCTTGAAGGACACTGCCAATAACTTCTGTACCATTGAACAATTTTATTATTTTTGTCATCATGCTATCCTCTCTATCTTTACATTATATATTTTATATTCAAACTTTTCTTGGTTGTAGATATCGACGCGCTGAATAAAATGCTTTAATGTATGATTGACCCTTGATTTCCATTTCAGATCATCGGCAATATCGAATAAAGTAGCTATTTGTTTATCGTCCCCTTTTCTCAATCCCCGACCTATAGATTGAAGTCCCCTTATTTTTGATTTGAACGGACTTGCAAAAATAATGTTGTGAATCCTTTTTATGTTGACACCGGTGCTGAAAGTACCATATGATGCTACTATAATTGCATTGTTTTCCTGCTCAACAATATACCTAATGTCATTTCTCTGCTCACCATCAACACTCCCATGAACGAAAAAAACTTTTCTATCTTGAGCTGCCTTCGACGAGATTTTATTAAATAACGTTTTCCCCTGCTTCTCGACAAATTGATAAAGAATCAGTGTGTTTCCATTTAACGAAAGTGCTAAATTTCGTATAAAATTGTTTCTTCTTTCACATTGTACAATAAAATCGAGTTCGTCTTTGTAATCTAATTTGGCGCACATTTTTCTTGTGTCATCATCATAAGAAAGAACAAGCGCTTTTATTCTGAATGGCGATAAATATTTATTCTCTATCAATTCCGATGTAGTGGTTACTTGCATTTTTGGACCAAACAATCCAACAAGTACAAGTTCATTAGTCAACGACCCATCTAACGATCCAGTAAAACCAAACCTATACTTGGCGTTAATTAATTTTGTCATAATTGACGTCAAACTTGTCGCTTTAAAATGATGACACTCATCTCCAATCACCACATTATATTGTTCAAACCACGGTTTCTTTAATGTATAAATCGATTGCCACGTGGTTATAACGATTTGCTTGTCGGTATCCTTATCTTGACCTGAAAACACTTTATGTACCATGTTTTCATCGATTCCATAGTCAATAAAATCTGAATAAAGTTGATGAACAAGACCAGTGGTAGGAACAATAATTAATGTCTTTGTGTTATACAGTCTTGCAATGAAGTAAATGATCAACGATTTTCCAGACGCTGTTGGAGAAATCACAACAGCACGTTTGCTACGAATACAGTGAGTAAACGACTTTATCTGATAATCTCTTAGCTCGAGGTGGTTGGGAAGGTTCAGGGTTTCGATAAAGTCCTTTGCTTCCTCAATCGAGAAACTATCTGCAGAAAAATCACTATTGTATTCAATAGTGTATTCACGTTGTTCACAGAATTGTTTGATTGATTCTAACAATCCTCTGTATATTGTATGATTTGCTAAATTAAAAAGCCGTATTTTACCATCCCAGATTTTGTTTTTAAATGCTGGTGTAAAACGAGCACCAGGAACATTGAAAGTGAAATGGTCTGAAATCTCCATAGCAACACTTTTCTCACAATGTATTTTTAAATACACATTGTCTATCTGTTCAATTGCTATTGAATCGTATGTCATGCCCCTTGTGTAAACTTGATCCAATCTACAGCAGTCTTTAGTTGAAAGCCTCTGTTTCCAAGACTTTTAATAATAGACTCCAGAAATTCAAGTTTTTCCTCTTGTATGTGTATTTTCCGTTTTAGATCGGAAACATCAGTATCAGCATCGATGTACATTGGAACATCAGACTTGAGAATTTTTAATTGATATGGTTCCCAATTATGTTCGACTAGTTCGTCTTTACTCAACTGGCCCATGTAATATTCATATTTCAGTCGGTAAAGCTTTTTGTATTCGGCTTCAAATTGTTTGTATAATAAACGTTCGGTGCTGTATATGTTAAAATACTTCGAATGAAGCTGAGGTATCTTTAAGCTCTCCTCACCCAACTCTGTTCTATCAATTTTTGAATCAACACTCCACGACTGTTGTATTTCACTTAATTTCATTCTAAACTCACTTAGTTAAATAATGTAAGTATACTACTGCATATACCCCTGCAAGTCAACAGCTAAACCGACCTAATTGAATATTTTTGATAGGCAAACGTCACAGTAGATGTTAAAAAACTGACATCGGTATCCGTTGAAGTGAATTGAAGCTCACTCAACGATGTGGGAAAGATGTTTTCGAACAAGACCTCATGAATTGGATTTCTCGAACTTGAAAGAATTATCAGCGTTCCGTCCGTGATCATACTTAAACCTGACATTCTGTTTATTTGTCCTGTTATTGGACCTTGCCGAATATCATCTGCACTCTTGTATTGATCAAAATTATCAGGAAACCCCAAAGCAATCATCCAATTATAAATCTCCAAATAATTTTTTAAATCTTCGTCAACTTTGTAAGTTAACGAAAAATCACCAAAATTCAAGTGATCACCAGGCAAAGGAAATTTAACAAAAGGGGTATCAACATTACTTGTTCCCAATTCCAGGCTAGGAAGTGTGGCTGTTTGAACAAAGTAATTGATATGAGGGGTCTTCTTTATCACAAATTTAAACCCTATCGGTGATAAGAAGTTTTTATTATCGAGTTGATTATCAATAGCGGCCATATTTATTAGAATCCGGTTATTTACTATTCAGTAAATATTTATCTAACCCATTTCCACACGTAGTTCCCACAGTCCCATATTCTTTCGTAGTTGTTAGCTCTCATTAAGCAAGATTCAGACATAGTTTCATCATAAAAATCCAATTTATCTTTAAGTTTATGTTTTTGAAATTGTATTCTTGATTGAAGGTGATTACTTGCTGTTTTGTGAAAATAGAAATAATTTGCAGGTGTGTGATGAGAGAATTGAAATTCTAAACTGCTGTATACCCCTCCAACCCCGAATCTACAATCACTGTAGGTAACAACCGATTGCGGATTAATATCACTTAAAAATGCTCTAAACAACTTCTTAGCTCCACCGATTACATTGGTTTTTCCAAAACACATTCTTATCATTTCCCATTGACAATCACTTTTGTATCTTGCTTTAGCAAACGACATCACTCCAACTATCTCTTCATTAAGAAATAAACCATAGTACATTTTAGCTGGTTTTGTTCCCATCATATGATAAGATTGCTCAAACAATGTTGCTTGCTTATATGGAATTTTTTTCACGATAGTTTTTCTTGCACCTACTACTTTTGAGCTTTTGCCTATCTTTGCAAGAATTAACGTTTTTGTTTTTTCATTAAAAACTTCAAAATCCCAGAGAGTTATTAACTTAATGTGTTGTTGAAAGCATTTAGCAAACTTATCTCTATGATAATTTCTGTCTTTTTGCCCAAACCATTCACTATGCCAAACTGTTCCACAAATTTCTATTGCAATATTGTGGTCGGGAAGAAAAATATCTATTTCTTTTGGTGATATTATGTCTCTGCGATTGATATCAAAACTAATTTGGTTGCTTTGCAGCCAATCGCACAAATGCTGTTCTGCTCTTGACCTCTTTGGAGGAATTAAAGAAATACCATACTCATTCCTATATTTACGAATCCAGTTCATGTCTCGTTGCAAATATTCTGCTAATGCAGTTAAAGAACCACATTGCTTATAGTAATCTTCGAACTCTTCTTTTTTTATTACATAGTCAGCATATTGTCTTGTTTTTGCATCAATACACGCTTGTTGATGGGATTTTAAAGGTATTCCATAGTGTTCAAACCATTGATATAACTTGAGCTGACCTATACCATATTTTGTGTACAGTTCGTTTATAGACATGTTATTATAATCGTTAACAATTACCTCTCTACTAGGTAACGTTGTTTCATGCTCTCTTCTGTTTGCTTCTGTTGATGCTTGTGCATGAGATTTTCGGCAAATATTATAGTGAATGAGCCATTTCCGTACCGTAGGTTGTGATGTATGGAATTCTCTCGCTAAAGAACTTATTGTAGACCCAATTCTATTATACTTGTTCAACAACAATTCTTTTTTTGGAATATCAAAATGCTTCATCGAGTAACCTCATATATTTTTGGTTGGATTTAAATAAGTAAAAAACTGGGCAACCGAAGTTGCCCAGAATTATGTTACTACTTAAATGTTATTGTTCTTGTAGTATCTGTTACAAAATATTATCCACGAGAACGCGACGATAGTAAACGTTCGAATCTTTCGTCAACGCACCAACGCCAGCTGTCGTACCTTCTGCAAACGGATTTGCTACCATGCCGTAACGAGTTTTGAAGCCGATCTTCGGTTGGAAGCTGTCTTGATCAACAGCACGAACCATTTGGAGCGGCACATACGGACAATAGAACAAACCAGCATCGAACGCGGACGAACCTTTGTAACCGATGACCATGTAGTTACCAGTTGCATACGGATCGATATAAACACGCATACGACCATTGAGAACACCAGCGAACGTATTGCCGGTATCGTCTACTTTTAGTTTGTTTGAGTTCAGAGCAGGGGTGTAATCGAGAACACCAGCCATTTGCAGAGCAGAAGCTACGTCGCTCGAGCAAATAACGATGTTACCCTTACCACGACGGGTTTCTTTGGCAATTTGATTAGCTTCACGTTCGATTTGGAACATTAGACCTTTGAATTTTTCAACAGACCAACGACCATTAGAGTCAACGTCTAGGTCGAAAGTACCAGCAGTAGCAGTACCAACTGCAGCACCTGGTTTAGCAGTAGTGTAAACAGTGCGAACAACTTCACGGTTGATTTCAGCAAGGATCTCTGTAGAAAGGATGTTGCTTAGTTCGCCTTCAGCGTCAAGACCATGAAT